CAAAGGCGCGTTTATTGGATACGTCGATGCTGAAATGAAGAAGCTCGTTACCGATGTTAAGATTAGCGCTAACACTGTAAGTGTTTGTGGTAACGCTGTGCGTGGGTACGTGTCTGAAAAAGCAGTCTTTGCGGCAGGGGGCGCAGCTAACCCATCAAACGCAGGTCTTATTGGCACTTGGGGAACGGCTACTGTTGACTACACGGGCGATTACACTGCCTGGGCTGGCGCTCAAGACGGCATTGCCAACATTGCAACTTGGGTTCCTGTTCGTTTAATTCGAACAGATACGCATGAGCAAATCGTTCTAGAAGACAACCCAGCCAACCAAGGCATCTTTGTTGTTTCTTCTGACGCTACTGCGGGAACAATTACTTTGCGATTTGGTGAAGGTGTTGGAGGCAAAGACCTAGACCTAACGGTTACCGCTCCTGGTTACGGTGTTGCCGTTGCTCTTAGCTTTGTAAACGGAGTAGATTCTGCTGCTGGTGCAGCAGTAGGGTTACAGCTTCAAACTCCAAACACAACCATTGCACAGTCAATGATGGCGCTTGAGCCAGTAGGGATGTATGGAAATGTTTCCGACACATCTTTCTTTGGCATTAACCGTGACCCTGCACAGCCTAGCCCAGAGCCAGCTTTGCGAGGACATGCTTTTAATGCTTCGACCGCAGCCGCACCTCTTGCTGGTTTGACAGCCTTGTCTCTTACTCGCATGCAACAGTGCCTAGACGCACCGCTTGTAGACGGGCTAGGAGTTGCTGCTAGCGCTACTGGTACGCACGCCTACCAAACTGGCACATTGCCAGATGGTGGTGGCAAGGAAGCAGACATCATTATGATGAACTCGCTTACTCGTCAGCAGTACACAGCGCTCCTGCAAGGAACACTTGGCGGAACTGCTGCTGTAGGTAGCAACCTTTACGTTAGTGCTGACTCTGCAAAGAATGGAGACGGTGGTTTCTTAAGCTTGGGTTACGCAGGCGTTCCCATTAAGACAAGCCGTGCAATCCATCGTGGTATTCTTGCGTTCCTGCGCAAGGACACATGGAACATTACAGAGCTTGAGTCGGCAGGTTTCGCGGACATGGACGGAAACGTTCTTAGCCGTGTGCCAAACGTTGATGCCTACCGAGGCTTCTACCGATGGTACTGGAACCTTGTGTGCAAGCAACCTAACTGCAATGTGATCCTTTTTGGTGTAGCATTGAACTAGAGTGAGGGGAGGGGGTTTCGGCCCCCTCCTTATTTTATGCTAGAAGTATTTCAAATCATTACGCTTGTGCTAGTCGATGTAGTGCTTTTGCAAAAAATTGCAGAGCACATCCGGCTGCGACATGATAGAAAAAAACAAGAGGCTGATACCCTGGCGTATCAACACCCACCGTCCGTTCTTTTTGGTAAGGAGATATAGTCATGGCATTTGGAACATTAGGCCCTGCTTTCGAAGCAGCAAAAGACACAGTTACAGCACCAAGCTTTATGGACTATCTAGCTGCTGGCTTACAAGGAGCAGGCCAAGCGCAAAAAACACAACAGCCGTCTTACCAGTCAATGGTTCCACCGCAATCGATGACAATGCAGCCTCAAATGCAACAAGCTGGAAGGCGCAATGTTATGCCAACTGTAGCTGCAGATAACCTTTTGGCTGCGGCTGCGGCTAGGCAATTAGCTGCAGCGCCTAAAGAAGGAGAAGGCGAAGCAGGGGGTGGCCTAATGGGAGGGTTGTTAGGTGGCCTTGGAAGCGTTGCTGGCCTTGCATTAGGTGGAGGCCCTACTGGCGCTGCTCTTGGTGGCAAGCTTGGAAGCGCTTTAGGGGACATGGTGGGGTAATAAATGAGTGATGACAAAAAGTTTCCATCTGATATGCGCAGCCGCATTGGCGATGGAGACACTTCAAAGAAAGACAGCAAAAGAGGCTGGGACTTATCGCTGTTGTTTTTATCAGGAAACCAGTGGCTGTCTTACGATGTAAATCTAGGGCGGTACGAGCTTGTTCGGCCACGCACAGGGGCAAACACGCACGCTACTGTTAACCTTTTGCTAAACATGTACCGAAACATTTTGTCACGCTTGAGCGTGAATTACCCTGCTGTCGCAGTAATGCCAGCTACACCGTCAGTAGATGACGTTACAAAAGCAAAAGCTACTGAGCTTTTCCTGGAATACCATTGGAACGCTGACGACGTAAAAACAACCCTGTCGTTGGCGTTTTCTTATTTGCTATCTATGGGCACATGCGCGTTGCACACGTATTACGATCCTAGCAAAGATCGAATCACAACAAGCGCACACAATGCCTATGACATCTTTTTTGAAAAAGACGTTACCTCGCCAGATGAGTCTGAGTGGATAGCACTTCGCACATACCACACTAAAGAAGCGCTAAAGAAAGCATACCCTGATAGAGCAAAGGAGATCGAAGAAGCCCCTGCCTCTGTTAAAAAGGACAGCCCATCAGAACCAAAGGTTCCTGCAAACAGAGTCGAGTTGTTTGAGATATATTGGCGCGATGGTCGCCACGCTATCATAATGGGCAACACGTACCTGTTTAAAGAAGAGGACGCACTTACAGACCCGTTCCCCATTCAGATTATCCGGTACACAGTTATACCTACAAAGCTGTGGGGCATTGGCTTGATTGAGCCGCTTGTTGACCTTCAGTGGTTTTACAACAAAGCAAGAAGCCAGGTCATTCAAAACGCAGAGCTTATGGCAAACCCCAAGGTCTTAATACCTAAGACAGCAGGCGTTCCTACAAACTCGTTTACTGACCGCCCAGGCGAAAAAATATACTACAACGCTACTGGTGGAAAACCAGAAATGATGGTGCCGTCTCCATTGCCTGGGTACATCATGGACAACATGAGCCGCATCCAGGCTGAGATGTCAGACGTTGCAGGCATTCACTCTGTAAGTCTTGGAAGGCGAGCCGTAAACGTAAGCTCCGGCGCAGCCCTTGATGTGCTTGCAAAGAAAGACTTGAGCCAGCTAGAGATTACGCAGACATTCATTGAGCATGCTGTTCGCAACGTAGCCAAAACAGTTGTCCTGTATGCAAAGGCTTACTACACAGAAGGTAAGTACATACGGATGATGGACGAGTATGGCGGCGTAATCCATAGAGAGATACAAAGCGAAGACCTTACGTCAGACCCAGAAGTGTTTATTCAAGCAGGGTCGCTGTTTAGAAAAGAAGCTCAAGACAGAGACGCTAAGGTTATGGAAATGTTTAACCTTGGCTTAATAGACAAAGACACAGCTCTGTATGAGCTTTCGTTCCGTGCAAGCAACGCACAGGTAAGCGAAAAGGTTAGGAGCCTTGCTCACGCTCAAACAATTCTTGAGGGAGTAAAGCGCGGCGACGGTCTTGAGGTATACTCAACAGATGACCTAACTTCGCTTGAAAAAGTCTTTAAGAATTTTATGCAAGGTGAAGAGTTCTACGCATTGCCGGAAGAAAGACAGAACTACATTAGTGATGTTTACGTTTCGATTGTTTCTTTTGGCAAAGGCCAGCAAGTTTACGATGCAATGATGCAGCAAAGAAAGGTTTTCCCAAGGGAGATTTTGCCAGGAACAAACCCACAGCAAGCTGCACGTCAAGCATCTTTGCCTGAGTCAGGCGCAGCAGAGCAACAAGTGGCAGGAGAAGCAGCGCGTAACGCATCAGAAGCCAACGCAGTTGAAGACTCCGTAAGCAGAATGGCAGCAGGAACTGAGGCCACCATTAGTCCGTTTGGAGGGCAACTGTAATGCTGGTTTCAGAAATTAAAGGATTGTTTAGGGCGTATTGCGATGAACCTGACGAAACTTTTTTGTCTGACGCAAACGTGCAGTCGTATCTTAAACAAGGGTATGCAGAGTTTAGGCGCAAAGTTACTGCCCTAGACCCTTACACCTACGCTATTGAAGTAGACATTGCAGTAACAGGGGACAAGTACGATCTAGCAGACGCCACAAACCCGGTCACAATTTTAGGCGCAAGCGTTCCTGCTACACAAAGAAGAATGGTTGACCTTGTTAACATTAGAACTAAAACGACAGAGTCGAGCTTTCAAGGCTTTCAGTACAAGGGCGCGGCAGGGCTAAAAAGCCTGCCAAACACCTATCAGACGTACACGCTTATGGGCACAATCTTAGCGTTTAGCGAAAACATAGACACAACTATTACGTTAACCTATGTGCCAGAACAAGACACCGACTGGGCTGCAGGTACATTTATTGACGACATGGCACAGTTTCATGACATGATCGCGCTGTACGCATTTATGCAGTATCAAATTCGTGACATGTCAGTAAACAAGCCATTGATGATGCAGCTTGCTAAACGTGAACAAGAACTTGCGGGCTACATTGTAGACAGAAACGTAGACGCATCGCACTATATACAGCGAACCATGGACAGCTACGAGGATTTCTAATGGCCATACCCTCACAAGAAGTAGAGATTCTCAAAGAGGGTGTAGACAATAGAGCACCTGCAAACTCAAGCTTTGCCTTAAATCTTATTCATAGGCGAGGGGCTTTTGAGGTTAGGGATGGCTTTGGGCAGCTAGCTCAAAGAACAACATCCTTAAACATGCCAATGCCTAGCGGAAGAGGGTTTGGTATTAATGAGCATGTCGCCTCAACAGTGATGAACACAAATTTTGGCCATGTCCAAATTGTGTCTTTGTTTAAAGCATCGGTTAATACTGCAAACACAACAAGCAACACACCAGCCACAGTTGGTTGGTACAACAATTTTAGAGAGTCTCTTTACTCCATACACATTGACGACATTACTGACGGGACGCACTGGGAAGAAATTCTCTATACGCACACCGCACAAAGCCAAACAGTTAGGTCGGCATCACAGGTGGTAGAAGAACAGTTTGCAAGCAACATGGGGTCTTGGTACGGACATTACGAAACAGGCTCAGATAAAGATAGGCAGTCGGTTATTAAATCGCAAAGCGATGAGCCTGTGTTTTTCCATGAATATGCAGATGTATTGCTGTTTGGAAGCAAAGACATTGGGACATGGATATACTACCCGACGCATTACAGGCATTCGTTAGTGCCAAGGTCCGCACAAGCAGACACAAGCGCAACAGTAGAAGCAATTGGCAAATATTCTGAGTCTAGCAGAATACAAAGACTTTCGTTTACACCGGGGTTAGGTGAAGGGTTTCCGTATGCGTCAAACAGTACGCTGCCAAACTTTGTAGACGCAACCTCTATAGGTGCATCTGTTGTCTACGCAAGTGATCGCAGGTTGTATTTTACCGATGCCGCGTTGCCTGCATCGATTATTACAGACAACGTTGTTGACGTTCCTTGTGACAAAGAAATTACAGCAATAGAAGAACAGCTTGGAAACGTTATTGTCTTTACTGAGTCGGAAACGTTTATTTACAGGCCCGCTGGAAACACTGCTATTAAGTCTGGGGGAATGTTTACGCAACTCTCAAACTCAACGGGATGCGTCAACCCATCATCAGTCATTAAAGTTGATGGAACAATCTTTTGGATTTCTAAAAACGGAATTTTTGCAACGTCAGGAAACTTTCAAATAAACCCAATAGGCGAACCCGTCGAAAGGTTTTTTACCGACTATGTGACAAATCCGCTTAGCAGTTACTACCCAAAAAGCGGGATGATTAATAACGCAAACATTCAGCCGCAAACAACGCTGCAAGCTTCCTTAAAAGGCAGCAACATTAGTTACTGCGAAAGGTTTGCGTGCCTGGTTGCAACGTTCCCAGAAAACAATGCGTCATTGGTTTTTAGTGGCGGCAAGTGGTCTGTGTGGACGTATGAGTCTATAGCGTTTTACAATCAATCAACCTCTACCGAAGAGGTTGGTGTAACGCAAAACGTAACAATGCCGTGGATTATTGGCACGCCAACAACGATGTTTATGGTTGGCAGCGTAGACCCCCAGACTATTAACGACGTGTCTTCAGAGGACAGAGACATACTAACCAACTCTTACTATTTAATGGAGTATGGCAGGGGCGGTGCCCTTGATAGAAGTGTCGATGACGAAGACTACAGACAGCCCGCAGGTTCTTTTGAGTACAACACAACTGTAGCTGCAGCAGCGACTGCAAACACGTTTTTGTATTACGGTAAGCCTTTTAGGCTGCGTTCTGGGTATAAGTTTAGAGGAACGGAACCGGTACTTACAGACAGCGATGAGGTATATTTGGTTCCTGTGTACGCAATAATGCCTACAGGGTTTGAGCGAATTGCGTCATGGACTTCTTTAATTTCTTTTGACAGCAATAATTGGGATGCAGTTCTTTACGACAACACAGCCTCAGGCTCGTCAAAAGCTATTGACTTCATTCTTCCAAACGAAAGAATTTTTGTTGAGGCAGGGTACGGCTATGGTGGCATTGTAGCTAGTCAACATGTTGTTGTTGAAACCAATACGGTTGAAATTAAATTTAACCAAGGGGTGGCAACAACAATTAACACAACCCCTAACAGGGTAACCCCTCTTTTATTTCTTCCCTTTAAGAAAAAAGGCACAGCCACCTCTAGTTCTGTTTATTCAATGGGAATCGTTCCAAGCACTGTTGCAGGCAAGCATGACTTTATAGGCGCAGGGCCAACTACTTGTAAGCCGGTTGTTTTTGTTTGGGATCAAATGTTTGTTGGAACTAACGACAAAAGGTTTGAGAACTCAGTGGTTCAACCTGTTGACTGGGCCTACAAAAGCGCATCGCTTGGTATGGGAGATCCTGATAGGTTTATGGCAAGGGGCCTGTACTCTGTGCTTTTATCAAGAGGGCCTGGAAACTCCAGCGATTATGCTGTGCAGTTTACCCCAGGGCTGTACAACACGGTATTATCGTCAGACCGAAAAGGGTGGATGAGCCAGATTATTGATTTTTCTGGCGCTAATGCAGACGCAATTGAACGCATTGAAAACAAGTCTTCTATACGCACACGAGTTAAATCAGGCACAGACCTTGTGACTAAAACGTTTGGATCTAACCTTACGTATGGCGCAAGCGGAAACACTACCGCAGGAAACTACCTAATTGACGATGAAGAAGTCTCGACTATTGCGACAAGTGATTCAGTGCGAGGTGAATGTTTTTCGTACATGCTTTACGGCCACATACAAATTCGCAGCCAAAAGATTAAACTTCAAAGCGTTAAAGCGTCGTACAGGGTTGCTGGAGGGAGAAGGAGGTTTGGCCACTAATGCCACTTATACCTACTCCATACACAATCCCAGGCGAGGGGGCTAACGTTGTTCTAAGCACAAGCGAAGAGAACAGAAACGCAGAGCTTACAAACACTGTAAACTCAATTGGGCTTACGACCCCTGTTGATTTGATTGAAGAGCCTAAGACGTCACAAAACGTAATCACTTTGTCGTCAGGCGATTTTGCTGGCGTTAAAATGAAAAAAGAATTTACGCAGTTAAAGTCATTAGGTGGCGCAAGGTTTACATCAAGGGCAATCTTCAATAGCACCACAATGGTAGAGGGCGTAACCTTTACAAACTCTGACGAATCTGTCGGTATTTTGGTTGAGGTTTCGTCAGCCGCAAAAGTTATGTTTAGAAACTGCCATTTTAGACTTACAAAACCAGACGGAGCACCTGTATGGGTTGACATTGAGGATGGTGCAAAGGTTATATTTGTTGGCTGCGTCTGGAGCGGAAACCCTGCTGCAGGTCATTACGTTCGACATACAGGCGCTGCGGCAAATGTGCAGGTTGTTGCATCGTTTGCTGCAGCAACAGCCCCAGGCCCAGTGTTTGGGAACTCGCAATCAACGGCGGTAATTTAATGGCATATAAAAAACATCCACGTCACATTACAAAAGAACAGTTTGCGGACAACACCACCGTCGATGGTGACAGGATTGACTCTGCCATGGAGTCGTTTGAGCGGCACTTTAATCAAGTGCCAGAGGGTGACGTTTTAACAAAGTGGACGCCTACGACATTTGTCGCTGGTTGGATCCCGCAGGAAAGCACACCGACAACAATTCATCATTGGCCATGGATGACAACGCCTAACATATCAGACTGGGTGCAATCAGGCACAACCACTCCAGAGCGCTTTGTAAACACAGAAAGAGTAAAAGGTTCAAGAATACCAGGGATTGACCCATCTAGGGCTGAAGACCTTCCTCTTCCAAACTCTCAATGGGTGTGGGAAACATCGTTTCAAATACATCGCCCAGCTATTGTTACGCATTTAGATGTGTTTTTAATGGTAGATAACCCTGGACTAGGAAGCCGCAATTACACTAACGGCTTTAAATACGGAGCGCTTCCGCCCCAAGGCTTTGCCAACAATCAAGCTAGTAAAGATTTTTCCTTTAGCCTTCACGTTGACTCTCCTACCTCTACTGAAAACAGGCAGCTTAACGAGATTGAATTAACTAGAAATAGTTTTGTTTTGCAGCACAGTAGAATTTCGGACTCAAGGGGACAGGGAACATATAACGATATGACCCCAACAGGTTTTCCGGGCGGATTTGTGTCTGGTATTTACGAGCCAGTTCATTGCGAAGCTCCACTGCACCAGAATTCAAGGGTAAGGATTTCTTGTGTTATACCACCAGTGTTGCCGTCAACCTCAACCTCTAGCTACACATCTAGCTGGGGTGATGAGCCCTGGTTTCAACAACACTTTGGCGTTGTTTTGCACATGCTAGAAGAGGTTTGCTGATGGCAAAGATAACCAGAAAACGATTGGCGCGTGGAACAAAACTTACTGCTGATCACATTCAAACTCCGCTTGCTAGTGCGGTTGCTCAAATAAACGCTGGAAACATAGAACAAGACCAGCTTGAAAGCAGCAACGGTACGTTTAGGGTTAACCTTCACATACCGTATCTTGCTAGCGACTTTCCGTTTTCGGAAAACCCAATTAAAGGCACTGCATCTGGTGGCGACAAGATGCTTGAATATTGCACGTTTGCAATACCGTTTACTTTACCACCAACACAGGATTTGTTTTCTGCATCCAAAGGAGCGCCGTTTAGCATAAACATTAATCAGCCAGATATAATTTTAGACGAAGTTAGTTTTTCGTTTGATCAAAGAGCAGAGCCATGCGCGATTAAAGATCAAATGAAAGACGACCTAGACGTTGAGGATTATGACGACAGCGGAAAAATGGACTTCGATTCTATTACCGCCTACGACCTTAAGATTGGCCTTTTAGAAAAACCCCAAGAGTATTTCTCAGACCAGACACCTGAGTTTCAAAAAAGACTTTTTGACGCACCTCTGCCTTTTACGCAGTTCTCTGGAGATCTTGTAAGGATTAATCCGGTAGTAATTACTGACGTAAACACCAGCATCAATCCATTTAAAACATATGCTTTTACGATCAAGGCTCCTGCATTAGGACAGACTGGCAGCAAGGGGATTACTGGGTCGAAAAGCCATGCGCTAGTTTCTGTGCAAATAAGCATGAAGTTTCGATCAACCCTTGTAGAGCGAGACGTGTACGGAAGCGGTAACCTCCTACAGAACTACCCAACCAAAGACAGCAACCTGACGGTAAGAACCAGGACTCAAATAAGCCAAACTCTTACAGCCACTGCACCAGCAGCAGGCGACCCTATTCTTGCTGACACAGGAACCGCATCGAGCGCCGTTAGTCTGCTAATGGGAACGGTTGACGAGGAGTTTCGACACAAATTGTCTGGAGGGGTAGATGAAAATTGCGAAACGGACCCCAGACAAACACTTAAGCATGACTCTTCCTATGAAGTAATAGCCGTACCCCTAATGAACAACAGAAGGTTTGGAGGCATAACAAGCAGGTGGGCAGGAGAAGAGCCTTACACGGGAAACCATGCAACCGTAAGCGATGTAAAGTACTGGACAGACCCAATATGGGACAGAAGAATAATTCCTATCCACTACCCAATGGTAGTCCATCATGTAGTCTTAGCGTGGAACTGGAATAGGTTTTATGTGACTGACCAGGCAGGCGGAAACAATGCAAGCTTTTCAATGACGGCTCCGACAAGCGACACGTTTACGGTAGACGTAGGTGTTGGCATTGGCGAAGGGCTAAGGTCAGACAAAATTAATTTGCAAACGATAGCCTCCCACCAAATGATAAACCCATTAGACCCACACCTGCCTTCAACAAATTGGTCGTCAAAGATGATTGACAAATGCAGCGCCAATAACCATGAGTTTATTATTGGCAGCTTTAATTATTCTGGAAATGGGGCATTTCGACCAAACCCAAATGTATCAGGCAATTTTAATTGGGAGTGGGAGCTACACCAAATACCCTTAACTGGAAGCGGGGGGTCTGGTTATTACGCGCAAGGGACTCCAATTTTTATTGGAAAGTCATGGAGCGCAACACAGACAAGAACAACTGTAGGTGGCAGTGCTTCATCAACTGGCGGAAGAGAGCAATTTCTAGAAGTAAGAATGAAAATAAGCGACACTGCCTCCGACAACAAAAAGTTTAATTCAACGAGAGATGATGTTCTTAGCGGTTATGGTGGGCACTGGGTGTACATCATTGGCAAAAAGTTTTTAACGAGGTGACGTTATGGTTATGCCGAAAGACAAAAACGTAGGCAAAATGAACAAGCTTACTCCTATTGCTGAAGAGAATCAGCTAATTGGACAGGCGGTTCAGGCTGGAAGAGACAGGACTGCAATGTATCAAGACGCTGCAGAAAGAATGAGGCGCGATTTTGATTTAGCGTCTCAGTCTGTTGCGCAACAAACACCAAGACTTCTTGCTACAGCAGGCGCATTTAACACTACTGGAGGAAACGTCGTAGACGCTGCTCGAGGAATTGCGCCAGTAATAGGCGACACAAGAGCCAAGCTAAGCATGACGGGCACTGACGCTTTAAGTAAGCTGGGTGCTGCGCAATTCGATTCAGCAATAGATGACGCTGAATACGGCCTTAGTGCCATGCCGCACGTAAGGCAAAGCAAAAAGGTTTTAGGGTACGTGCAGTTGCATAAAGATATGAGAGACAAGCATGGCGATGCAGAAGCCGATCGAAGAATGATGGAGCTTTTAGGAAGTGAAATTGACCCAAAGGTAAAGCAAGACACAATGAGTGTTCTTGGCATAGGCGGGGCACCAGCAGAGCCAACTCCAATGGACAATTTTCTGGAGTTGGTAACGTTCGGCCTACACAAATCGGCGGATGAAAAGTAGGTTTAAGGAGTTAAGTTATGCCGCGATTATTGCCAACAATTAGTCCGTTTGGCCAGATGGGTGAACGGGTTGCAAGAAGAGGATACCAAGGAAAAGAAGAAGGTTTTTTTGGTAGCGAGTTTACAGCCAAAGATTTAAGCGATGTGTTTACGCTAGCCCAGCAGGGTGTCGGCCTTATTAAAGAGGCAGAGCCTATTGCTGACTATTTTACTAAGCGATCTGCAGAGGCCGACAAGCAGGCTGCACTAAAAGAAATTGCCGACAAACGAGCCGAGATAAACGCCGAAAAAGCCGAGAAAGCGGCACAAGTAAAAGCGGCACAGAACAAACTTCGGGAGTTGCAGCAAATAGGTCAACAAACTGCTGAGAACAGAAAGTTAATGGGCATGATGCCGGAAGTGCCTGACGTTGCCTTGCAAGAGCCTGCGCTTGGCAGCAGCCTCGCAGACCCTGGGTCTACACGCATTAGCAAAAAAGACGATGGAAGGGTCAGAAGGGACGACATTGTTGTTCCATCAGACATCAGCCTTGGCCTAATAGACCCTGAAATGCAAGAGGCAATTGACAGGGTTGCGCCAGGAGTTGGTCCACTAAGAAACGATCCTCAAGTAAAAGCCCTAAGGGAAATGTCGATTGCGGCTCAGCCGAGCAGAGAGTTAAGCGTAGACACCGCTGGACCTGTTGATCCATCAGCAATGCTGCAGGGCATGAGGGCTCAAAGACAACCGGCTGCAGCGCAACAGCAGCCCTCGCAAAGACAGCGCTTAGTACAAGCAGCACAGCAGCGGGTAGGTAAAGGCCCTGCTGGAACCAGGATGCGAGAAGACGGTTACTTTAGCCACACACCAAACAGGGCTACCTTGCAAGCCCTGGCGCAACTAGAAAAAGAAAGACAGCTAGAGCCTGGAACCTTGCAAAACATTTACCTTGGAAGCGTTCCAAGATACACGGCTGGAACTCCTGGGCAAAGATTCCCAAGCGAAGAGTTTTTGGAATTAAAAAATCCTTACGAGTTAAACCAATACAGGCCTCTTGTAAAAACTGTAGAAGAGGCTGAGCTGTTTCAGAGGCTAATGGAAGCTGCAATACAGCGCGAAGGCGGTTACGGATTCCTTGGTAAGTTTGACAGGCAGGACGAGCTTAGAAAGTACTTTGACAAGAACTTTAGCTTCCAAGGAAAAATCGACCCGAAAGAAGTCAAAGAGGGCAAAGGGATTGGGTTTGGAGACGCTCGCAAAATTATAGGAAAAAAGAAGCGAGTGACGACAGGAGGCTCGGGAAGAGGCCGAAACCAAAAGCTTTATGAGGACAACATCTTAGTTGTAAACGAAATTACAGCAAGAATGCCTAACGGCAGCGTGCAGAAACAGCAAGCGCATGACATGTCAGAAGAGTACTTAGGGTATCAAGCGCGAGTAAGAGCTGTCGGCAAGACAAAGGCACGGAAAGAAATTAAAGACAAGCTAAGGTCTAACAACCCTGCGCAGGTTGCAGAGGCAAAGGCAGCGCTAGGAATGGAAGCTGGCGCAACAAACAAAGATGCGCTTCGTAGGCTAAGCGCATTTAGCAATGCAACGTCAAAGCGAATAAACAAGGCGAGAAAAGAGGGCAACAAGGGCAACATCAAAGGAACCGCATCGTTAGTGCAGCGGCAGCAAACTGAAAAAGATAAAGCTGCAGCCTTAGCAAAACATAGACGAGAGTCTAGCGCTCGGGCAGATAGAACCTACAATCTTAACGTAAGTAAGTTTAATGCGTCCGCAGTAAAGGCGGCAAAAGATAGAGCACACAAGGCAGGAAAGGTAGCCTATGACGCTGGAGCCACCTACGACAGCCCAGATCAAAAACAACAGCGTTATCAAGAAGCTTATGACAAAGCGTTAAAAGCAGAAATGGAAAGCATAAAAGCCAAGCCTGTTGTGCAAGTAGACGGAACCTCTGGTAGAAAAACCTTCGAGGGAAGCGCAACAGTTAACTCAATCGACGCAAACACACCGGCAAAATAAAGGCTTAAGGATGTCTGAGCTTGTTGATGTAAATCTAAAAATGCCAGACGGCCTTCCTAAGGCTTTTGTTGAAGAAGTAAATAGCCTTGGTGGTAGCGACGGTAAGGCCAGGGTGACTGTTGATGTTGCCAATCTGGCAAAAGGCTATACCGATGACGATGTGGTTAAGAAAGCAAACGACGTCTTTAATGGTTTTTTTGCCAAATGGAGAAAGAGAAACAAAGACAAGCTGTTAAATCAGATTGTTGCAGAGCGCGTTCCGTCAGTAGCGGAAGAATTTAAGCGCAAGACAACGGGTGACGTAACGCATGCCTTGGCTCCTCTAGAGCCTGAACAGCGCCAAAGGCTTATTGGTGAAAACCAGGAGCTTCAGCAAAGGTTTGGTGTTGAGCCAGACAGAAAAGACTACGAGTCAGATGTAGAGCATGACATTGCATATGCTGATTGGGCCAACAAACAAAGAAAGTTCCCTTATGTAGACCCTGAGTTTAGGCAGGTGTCGGCACAAAAAGTTAAAGAATATCTTTACGGGTCTTACAACTTTGCAGACCCAGACCTTGATGACGACACTAAGCTAAACACTGTAATAAACAACAGGGTAAGCGAAGGCTTAAGGCAAAGAAACGAACTAGCTATTAGCCAAAGCAGAAAAAACAAACAACTGGCTCAAGACCTGAAGGGTGTCGAAGACGCAACGTCGCTTGAGTCGGAAGGGAATTTAGTGGCTCTTACTACGGCGCTAAACCAACTAGACAGGGGTTACGACCCATATTACGGCGTGGGAACGCCAATTGTAAAAACAATGGCAGCTTCGCTAGAGGCAGAAAGAAGATCACAAGAAAGTTACCCTCAGTACCACCAAGATTATTTCCAAGAAAGGCAAAGAATAGAGGGTGAAATTGAGGCAATGAAAAAAGGGCGGACTGAAAGCAGGGGCCGCGCTGAAAAAAGCCTGGGTGTTTCTGAAGAGGCAACAGAGGAAGAGAAAACTCAACAGGCAGTCGCACGGTTGCGCAAGCCAATTAACGAAATAACGGTTGATGACATAGACTTTCTTGTTTCTAGCAACATTGACCCAAACCAGGTTTTAAAAGAGCGAGGTGTTTCTGTTCCCGCATGGGCCGTTGGCGAAATTAATCGCGCAATTGAAGACAGAAGAGGCACTCTTATCTCTCACCAAAGGGTAATGGAGGAGGCGGACCGCCTTAAGTTGGATGCGTTTAGTCAGGCTGCTGATATCATTACGCCCATAACAGATGACATCTCAAAATCTACAGGCCTTGGTATTGGGTTGCCTAAAATAGAAATGCTCACCAAGACGGCGAAGACGTTAGATTTGACGCCACAAGGTGCGATTGATTTTCAAAACTTTTTTACTGAGTTTGGAAACAAAGGAACAGACACGGCAAAGAACACAGCCAGAAAAGTTATATCGGACAGGCTTGGCGTGCAGGATGGAGAGGTTGACGACGGAATGGTCTACGGCCTCCAGGAAGATTTAAGAAACTTAACAGCCACAGAGTGGATTGAAAAATACCCAGAGCTTGCAAAGCAGTACGGGGCGCAAGACAGGACAAGCCACTGGTCTTCTGGTTTTTTTACGGACGTTGAGCAGCTTGTTGCTCCTGGTAAAGACTGGTCTGCCGAAAGAAAGATGGATATCTTTCTAGATTCTTTTTCTAAGTTTGACCCGTTCGAAGAAGAAGAAAAGCTATGGCGTCAAGTTGTTGATGAAAGGGCTCAGGGTAATGTTTTTTCAAATGCTTGGAGAGACATTGGGGACATGTGGGTTGGTTTGTTTGAGATTGGCGCACAGCCAATTAAAGACCTTATAACAACACCGCTTGGAATAACTGATGACGACACTGCCTCCTTTCAGCTTCTTAAAGAGCTTTACTTAGACCATGTGCAAAAAGAGTACGGCGAAATCAGGGGTCTATACGGTGATGAGGAGCGGGCGTTAAGGCGTGAGTCAAGAAACAGATCTCTCAAAACCTTACTGTCGGGCGTTGTTAATCAGTACGAGCGTCTTTTTACTGAATTTGACGACATGTTCCACACGTCTCCAGTTGGGACTGTTGCGACAGTTATAGACGTATTAGGTGTAACTCGCGCACTGCTTAGTAAGGGGGCAAAGCTGGGTGGACCTGGCGCAGAAAGACTTGCAAGGGCCGCTGAAGCCTTAGATGAAATGGTCCAAAAAGGGCGTCGCGGCGTTTCGAATGTCATGCTTGTTGCCCCTGCTGCAAAGTGGGCTCTTTCATATCCTGCAAAACAAATTCAAAACTTATTCAAAAAGCCTGCGCCTGTTATTGAAGACATTGCAGGAGCCGCCGACCTGGCTGACGCGGCACAACAGAGCGCCGTAATCTTTAGTCAGAGATACAACGATGCAGCGACCAAGATAAGCGAAGGCCTTGAAAACCCCGAAGCAGCACAGCAACGGGTAGCTTTCCAAGACACAAGCGAGGTGCTTTCAGCAGTTGATAAGACTGTTGCTGACATAGCCGGGTCTGACCTTACGCCTCATGAGCGTCAATTGCGCGTGCATAAGCAGGCTTATGATGTTGCAATAGCGGGCATACCACCACAAGACGCACAGCTTATTGCCCGCGCTGTTCTTGGTCAGATGCTAGATGCGATTGACCCTTCACTTAACAAGTACGCCGAAAGCGTTCCGCTAGAGAAAGCAGACTCTGTTCTGCGCAGCGTACTTGACGACGACTTTGACGCATTTACTAGGTATGTGCCAGAGGAAGACCTTCCTAAAGTCCACAGGATTATGGGGAAAAGCGGAATACCCGCAGAGGCCCCAGACCCTGTTGTTGCGTCATTTGTATACGAAGGCGTTAAAGGTGTGCCAGAGGGCACAAGGGTAAGAAACATTGTTTTTGTTGATGAAGATGGCACGAAAAGAAAAGAGTCGTTTGGTGAGGCGGTAAATACAACGCTGTCTACTGAGGCTATAGCGCCTGCAATAGAGAGGGTGTTTCGAGAGGGAGATCCTCAAGGGGTGTGGACCGAGCCCATCACAAAAGATGGGGTAACAAAGCCTGCTCTTGTTTGGGAGATTGAAAGAATACAGTCGTTAATGGATGAGGGTGCGGAGTTTCCTGCGCCCGTCCTGGTTGTAGATGAAAAGACAGGATCTCTCATGGTGCCGGAAACGTCACCGCTAGACAGAAAGAAATTAAGAAAAGAGTTTCCAGGCTTTGCCATCGGAAAAGGAAGCATAACAAACGCAGCCACCCTAGCAGCCTTAGTGCTATCTGCGCCAAGGGGTGCAGACATACCTGTTGTTGTTCCTAAGAAGCAACTAGATACCGTGCGAGGAGCAGGCGGGGCAACAAGGGCTGGAGGCGCGGCTGGCGTTATAGACCCAATAACCGGACACCCGTTGACAGGCAAAGGCGTTCAAAGGCGAATATCTAAGCTAAGGAAAGACCTGCGTGGAGCTAGCCAGACCGTTGCCAGGTTGAAGAGGGAAGAGATTAAGCAGCGCAGAAAAATTGAAACCGATAAGCAGAAAGCAAGAGAGGCCTCTAAGGGCGAGCGACCAAGAAAGAAGGGTAAGGCTAAATCAATTCTTCCACAAAAAAGAAGGCTGGCTGCTGCTGAAGAGCGCGTGCAAGCGCTAGAGTCTCAAATAAAACAACTTGAAGACACAATACACACAAGCGGCCCAAAGAAAGGGCAGGTCAAAGAAACGTCTCAGACCTTCATGACACTAAGGGAAGCGCAAGCAAAGCTAGATGAAGCCACAAGGATTGTTGAAGAGTTTGAGTCTAAAACCTTAGAGCCAGCGCGAAAAGCCCTTGCCGCACACTATGCAAGGTATAGCCAGTACCGCATGACAAAGCGCGACGTAAAGGGGGAGGCCCCCTACCTCAGGGAAATGCAGCTTAAGGAGGACGTAAAGCAGGCTAAAAGGCAGCTTGATAAGTTAAGGGAAGAGACTGGCATAAACGAATACGCAAGGGTTGTCGATAGCTTGCAGTCTCCAGGTAGGTCCAGAACAGATTTTGTTTCTGCTGTAGCCACTGAAGACCCCATCATTTCGAGAGAGGGTAACCTATACCCCGAGTCGAGAGCCAAGTTGATGGGCGCTATTGGGGAAAGCTCGCCTCGAGTTCCATCCCTTGCAGGAACACCTAAGCTAAAGGTCAGCCTGTCAGAAGGCATGGACCCAAGAGAGTACCGAAGAAGGCAAAAGCTGCTAGACGAAGAAGAGGTTAAGGTTCTTACCGAGGCGCAAGTCTTGTCTGAAAGGATGGGCCGTGGATTCCAAGCTGCTGACATACCTAAATCTCTGGAGTACACCGACACGTTTGAGAGAATCAGGAAAGACAGGCAGGCTGTAGAGATTGCACGCATTGTCAACCGAGAGCTAGACAAAGCCGGAGAAATTTTCCTAAAGACGGGAGACGATCCCACTGTCATTGGCGAAACAAACATGCCTGCAGTTGTTCCGCTGGATGCGGCAACTACGGAGATGGCAATCAGCAGCCTAACACCAGAGCAGCAAAAAGTTGCCAGGAACATGGACTACCAGACGCCAACGAAAGAACAGCTAGAGATGCTGGGCCTTGCGGATGACGCACAAGTACAAGTAGCAGGGTATGTCCTGTTGGGATTAGACCAGCTAGACAGCTTAAACAAAGCGGGCACCAAGTACTTTGGCTTAATGAGATCAATATCGTCACAGTGGAAAAGGTCTAAGGTTTTAAGGGGAACATCCTTCTTTGTTAACATTGTATCGAACATGATACTGCGCGGCCTTACAGACAATAAGTGGGCTGTGACAGAGTCAATGAAGGAAGCTCGTCAGAACATAGTCGATTACAAGCAAAGGAACATTACAGACCCAGAGCTTCTTGCAAGAATGGAAGAGTACGAGCGCTTAGGACTCTTGACGGGCATTGATCAAGACATACGACTGCAGGTCCAGACACCTGGCGAACGAGCGCAAGCGCGTGTAGCGACAGAAGTGATTGAGTCAAAGTTTTCAGGCATTGACCCAACAACAATGACAAAAGCGCAGATTGAAAAAAGAATGCGAGAGATATGGGACGAAAGCTTGTTTGGCGTGTTCGACCCGAGAACCGCTCTGCGAATGTGGAACAAGGCATTCAATGAACTGGAAAAGAAGTACGTTTCTACAGACCCCGTGTTCAAGCTTGAGGCTGCAGAGCTTTCCAGGCTTAAGCATCAGCAACTACTAGACGAGCTTTCTCCTGGCGAGTCGGTTACTTTTCCGATTACAGAGACGCAAGACATTACTGTAAGCAAGGGGGCTGACGGGGCTTTGAGCACAAACACTGGCATGTCGGTCGAACAGGCTCTTCTTAAAAGAGGTGTCCTTTCTGCCAACCGAAAGTATTTCGACTACAGAAACATGCCGTTCTACCACCAGTACGCCGGAAGAAAGCTTGGTCTTGATGCATGGCTTACTCCCTTTAATGCGTTTACTTACAACGCAAAGTGGTTCCCGCTATTTAAGCGCGGTCTGATGAGAGAGGTTCTTGGGTCTGGAATGGACTACACAACCACGGACCCTAGACTTAGAGGCCAGCTAATAAAAGAAGTTGCGAAGAACACCATGGTTCGAAACCTAATGCGAACTTCTGGTCAGGTGCAAGGCATACAGAGCGAAACCTCTGTTGATGGCATACTTGAAAACATTAAGCGATGGGCATCAACAGAGCCTGTGTGGGATATACTTGGAAGCGTTGGCCCTGATGAAATGAACGTGCTTAATTTTACAAGCTTTCAAATAGCTGACAGTGACAGGCCCCTCTTTGATGCAATAGGCCAGTTAATATCAGGACCAACACCAAGCCCTCTTATCAACAGAGATGTTGAAAGCATGATATTTGACACTGACAACAAAGGTAACGACATCTTACCCGTGTTGAGTCGCATGCCTGTAAGGTCGGGCGAAGGGGAGTACAAGGCACCAACCGACTTGAAGTCCATTCAAGCTGTGACAGACGTAACAAAGGCAGACAAAAGAAACGCAATTGAATACGTCATGGCGGCAACCAAGGGTGATGCAAAGAAGCTAGACCGATTAAAGACCATTATGAAAAAAGTAAATGGCAACGCACCCGGCCAGGCGAGCGTCATATATAATCTCATGCAAGCCTTAACCGGCGTAAGCCTCGGCTTTTCACCAGTGAATGAGTACATTGCGCCGATATATGAAATGATTGCTAAGCAAGACCTGACGAAGGAAGGACTTCGAGCTTCAGCGGAAATCATTCTCGGTAGCACAACGGTTGCAACGGTTGTCACTAATGCAATTATGGAAAAGGACTGGGGCTCCGTTGCAAACGCTTTGCGCACAAGAAAGATCAAAGCTAAAGACCTAAAGAGAAACTTGATTGCTAGAAAGACAGAGTGGAGGGACAACGTATTTAATGACTTGGACCTGCAGACTGCAGACTTTAAAGTTCTTGTAGAGAAACACAAAGACACAGCAAGCAAGGCAAGCATGTCTGGCTACGACTACCGCAGAATGAAGCAAAGAATGCAAAGGCTGCAGATGGTTATTGAAAGGCGACCAAGGGACCAGCAAAGTAGAGATCAACTCGCGCTCGTAGAGGATGCAGTAGAGGCGTTTGAAACCCTGAGGGAGAAGAGGCTTGAGAAGCTCCTAGCTAGCGCAGGAGTTCACATGCAGATGGTTGCAAACACAGAGGCCCTTGAGGATGAACTACGCAAGCTCGGAGTACTGAAGCAAAAACTAATGCCAGAAGAAAGGTACAAGGCTGAAGAGATTCCATCGACGCCAGTGCTTAGGCTTCCATACCGTGGAGAATGGAGATGATTGACCCACAGATTACAAAGAACTTTCACTTGAAAGAATGGTCATGCAAGACGACGCCCCAAAAGACTGGCGTTCCCTGGGACTTGGTTCCAAATGTTGTTGAGTGTGCCGAGAACCTACAGGTTCTACGGGACCACATAGGCAAAGCCATTACATTGATTAGCGGCTGGCGCTCACCTCTCTACAACAAGAAGATAGGCGGGGCTACAAAGTCTAAGCACATGACCGGGCAGGCTGCTGACATACGGGTCAAGGGCATGAAGCCTGACGAGATTGCGGAGATAATCGAAACCCTAATCGAAGAGGGCAAGATGAAGCAGGGCGGGCTAGGCGTCTACCCTAAATCAAACTTCGTACACTATGATTGCCGTGGCACACGGGCTCGATGGAAGGGGTAGGCTGTGTCCTCTAAAAAAGGAACCGCAGTAAAGACCCACCCAAAGCTGTGGGAAAAAGCAAAGCGTCAGGCTATTGCAAAGATGGGTGGCAAGCACTCCGCCAGAGCTATGCAGCTAGCTGTGAAGCTTTATAAGAAGATGGGCGGTGGGTTTAAAGGG